CACATCCTGAACATAGGGCATCGCCTCAGGGGAGATGTCGCCCGGAGCCATAAACTGTTCCACGGCCTCTTCCCCCGCCCGGATACCCTCTTGGCTTCCAAACTTCCCTGAGCTCAAGGTTCCGTATAGGCCGACAAACGGGGAGACCATGCCCTTGGCTAGGCTCTTGCCGATAACGCCGGCCGCCTCAGCCCGCGGATCTGTCCGCGACTCCCGGTCACCGGAGAGCGCCTCAAGCATGGCATCGATCTCGCCCCCGGACTGCATCCGAACCTCACCCCCGGCCTTCATGCCTTCGGGGTTCAGTTGCGCCTCAACCATGGCAGCGTTCATCCCTGGGTAGTACTTGACCAGCTCATCCGCTCCAATCTTGCCCTCCTTAAACGACTGTATATCGGATGATCTTTTCGCCTGGGCTTGTTGGCTCTGCGTATAGGAGGCAGCACCGCCGGACGCGGCGTACCAATTTTTGAGGTCGTGATCAATTGCGCCGCCTTCAGCCTTCGTAATGTCAGGATCTTGTGGGTCAAATGTCCGATTTGAGATAGCGGACTTTAGTTGGGTTGGCTCAAAAACCCGTAGGCCATAGCCCAACATTGGGTCATCCCGATAGTCGATTGCATCATAGCCCTCTTCTTTCAGCCATTGGAGCAGGGTGTCGCTTGGAACATCGAAGGCCGCAAAGTCATCAGGATCTTCAATCGGAAAGCCCTTCTCCATGGCCTTATTGAGTGTCCAAGCCTCAAGGTCAGGGTAGAGCATTGGCTTTTCTGTCTTTACAAGAAGGGGCATCACATTGGCTCCCTCCCCGCCGGATCGAATCTTTGCCTTCTCTTCGGCATAGATGCTTGCCGATATCGGGTCATCGGTTACCGATATTCCTAGGACATGGTCGTCAGGCGTTTTGGTCTTCCGCAGAGCCGTAATGTCTTTATTTGTCCCGTGGTAGACCACATTCTTTTCTTGGCTGCGCTTAAGGAAAGACTCCTTAGCCATCTCACGAGCCAAGGATGTGGCTCTCTTGTTGGCCGCCTTCTCTGCCGCCTTCGCAATCTTTGCCACCCCGCCTTTGGCGTAGGGGATGCCTGTACCGCCGCCCAATACCTCTGGGGCAACCGCTCCGCCTTTGGCCATTTGGCTTTCGTACCAGGCTTTGAGTTTGAGATCAGGCTTCATTAATGCACCGATAAAGTGATAAGCGAGATTGTCCCGCCTTCATCAATTGCTTGCCACTCAGGATGCATATGGATTCTCCCTCTTCTTCCATGCGCCTGAGTCGATGTAGTCTTCCTCGTCGTAGTCTTCCTGAGGCGGCGGGTCGATCTCAAGCCAGCCGGCATCCCGCAGGAACCGCAGCGCCTGAGTGCAGGCATCCACAAAGTCATCGTGGGTGGACTCAGGAAAGGAACATATCTGAGAGACAAAGGGCTCAGCCCAATCCCGGACATAGCCCTCTCTCGCCATGCTCTCCGGTATCCACACCCGCCCTCGAGCGATGATGTTGGACACGATATTGAGCCGCTGAACCTTATCCGCGTTCCCTGGGTTATACGCCCTTACCGGTAGGTGCGCCCGCTGCAAGTCTTGGATCAGGCTGATGCCAGCCGACTTGTCCTCAACCAAGATCAGGTCAACCCGCTTCCTGTCCTTGCCCTCCCCAAATATGGTGTCGTACTCCTCAATGACCTTTGGCCGCAGGTCTGGGTATTGGAGCCGATCCTGCCAGCAATCGATCACCATGACCGACATCGGGCCATCCACGGGCTTGAACACCCCCCAAGTAATGCAGGCGGTTGGGTCGTTGATGGTCTTTTCCGTGTAGGCGCAGTCGTAGGACTGAACGATGTACTCAAACTTAGGGAAGGCTTTCTGAGCCGGCCAGAGCTTGAACATCTCCCGCTTGACGATCCCAGACTCCTCCGGGTCGATGATCTCAGCGTAAATCTCCTGCCTTCCCAGCTTGGTTCCCTCATATTGCAGGATCTGCTTTTGGAAGGATGGAGCCAGATTGGCTAGGTTATCGTAGGTTGAGGCGGTGGTTAGAACCACATCGTTGCCCTCCCGGCCAACCAAGTCGATGATCAAGTCTTTGGGCTTGGGCGTGGTTGTGCAGACAATCCGGGTCTTCTTGCCTAGTCGCACCCCGAACATGATCTGATCCCAGGCCTCATCGAGGTAGTCCCAGGCGGCCAACTCATCCAGCCATGCCCCGTGGAACTGTGGCCCCCGGAACCGCTCTGGCTCCGAAGCTGGGATGCCTTTAATCAGGGAGCCGTTGATCAATTTAAGCTCATGGAAGGCGCGGTTGTAATCTGCCACCAATGAACTGGGTATAACTGATAGGAGCCCTGAGTCTCCTTCAAAACAAGTGGCCCTGACATCGGAGCTTGTTGGTGCGCCCACCAGCCAGCGAGTGCCTTCTTCCTTCCATGCCCACCACCCCACTTGCTCCGCAGCCGTCCGGGTCTTGCCGGCACCTCGGCCGGCGAGCATGAGCCATATCGTCCACCAATCCCCAGTCGGGACAACCTGGTGGCGATGCGCCTTAGCGAGCCAGTTAGCCCTCCAAGCCCAGGCGACCTGATCCTCAGGCTTAAGCTGGGAGAATTTGGCCTGGGTGTCCGGGTCTTTAAGGATCTCAAGGACTTCATCCATTCCTGATCACGCGGGCTATGTCGGCGGGTGTCATATGGGGAATCTCCGCTATCTTGGCGCACTTCTCCCTTTCCCGTAGGGCAATGAGCCGGCCAACTAGGAGTTCAAACCCCCCAACCTTGATGTCGGGGTGGATCTCATGGATCGCATCCTCGATCTCTTGGTCGGTCATTGAGCCGCCTGTTTCTTTAACTCTAGGTTTTGCAGCAAGCTGTCAAACAATCCCTTGGCCTCAATGGAAGCCTCCAACTTGAGCGGGTTGTCCTTGTCCCCGGCTAGCTCCATCCGGTCGCCGTACTTCCTGGGCTTTAACTTTGAGGCAGTCCACTTCCGGGCATCTATCCTCAGGCGCATCCAGTTGATGTAGGCAGAATCAAAAGAGGTATTGCCCTCCTTGTCTGTCTTTTCCATAGGCATCTGATCCGCTATGGCATGAATCTCATCTGCAAGGGTATCGGCCTGATCCTCCCTTGCCTTCGTGTACATATCCGAAAACTCCGGAAATCGGGACAGCCAAAGGTAGACAGTACTCTGTACCGGCATACTTTCCTCTTGGCATATCTGTCTTAGAGCCTCTCCGTTTGATATACGGGTGCAGATATCGGCGGCTAGTTGAGAATCGTATTTAGTCGGGCGACCACCCGGATGTTTCGGCTTGGCAGCGCTAGGCTCCGCTTGGGTGAAAACCGAATCGGTTTCCGATTGGGTTTCGATTCGTTTACGAGTTGTTCGAGTTTCAGGCATGACCCTTAGTCCAATCGAATGGAGAAGGCTAAAAGTCTAGTGCCTATCCTAATTTCTCGCTACTGAGTCAGGCGGGGGCAGATTTGGTGGTTCGGCTAGACCGGATGGAAAGTAGGAAAAACTCCGGTATCCCACATCCTCTGATGCCTACTTGACACCCCCTGAGATGGCGGGGCGGGTGTGTACAACAACCGAACCCCACATTGCCGGAATCCTTTTGTTCCCGCCCCATGCGGATAAGGGCGGTTGCCCCCATGCGTATAGGTACCGGAGTCTTTGGGTGCCCCGGTTCACCCCTCTCTTAGACTTGCTCAACCCCCGTAGGGGTCACCTCCATGATCTTAACCCTAGATGGCAACATAGCATCGATACCGGTTTGGAGGCCGTGCATCCACAATTTGTCGCAGAACTCTAAGAAGTGGGTTTCGGCCAAACTTCCGGGTTCATACTCAATCCCAACCCCGGCCGCCTGATCCAAAAGCATGATCCTGTGAGGCATCCGGTCGGTTTCAAATCTTATGCTCATCGCGCTTCTCCTCTATTGTAATCGTGTATGCCGTGCCGTGCTTATCCACGACATTGATGATTTTCCTAGTGGATAGATAAGATCCATCCTCCGCAAGATCAAACTGAACCTTACCCACGGAGTCGATCATGGACTCTTGATCATTCTTTTTCAGATTCTTTTGAATGATGTGGGCGATGTAGTCGCAATAAGCAAGAATCATTTGTCCCGCTCCTCAAAGATTTCAAATGCCCGAATAAATAGATCAGGCCAAGTGGCTTGGATCTTCTCCCGGTTAACAGGGTCGGCTTTAAACCAAGTAATGGCAAGGGACTCCGCAAAGCCCCCCAAGTGCCCGTTGGCCATCAGGTTGGATGCTTGGTGGAAATCCACGGATTTCCTCATTCTGATCACATTGCTCATCGGTTCATCCTCCATCCGTACCAAGTCCCGGTTGGGGCGGTTTCGTTTAACTCATCGGCCTTTTCCAAAACCTCACCCTTGTCCCAAGAAAAGAACACCTCTTCAGAGTCCTTTCCTTTCTCAAATTTTTCAACTACCCATCCCGTGCTCATATGTCACCTCATACAAGAATATATTGGTTGGGATACTTCTTATCCAAGAATTCCTTAGCCTTTGTTAAATCTAAAATCTTCAAAGGTCTGAACGAATTCTCCGGATCGTTGAGTAAACGGAAAAGCGTATTCTGCTTACGATACCGACTGAGTTTCTTTTCCCACTCATATGCCGTTACCAAATCTTCCAAGAACAGATCTACGGAAACATCTAACAAAACGGGTTCGCAACCCTCCGGAAGATCCTTCATTTCAATTTTTGGAAGAGTCTTTACATATGCTTCGATATCTGCTTTGGCTTGTGCATCCGACCAATTGATGTCCAAACAACCACCGACACCGGCTTCATGTACAAATGCAACCTTTTTGTTGTTACGGTAAAGGTTAAATTGATAACCACCACCCTCATGAGTTGTCCAAGTTTTCAAACCTTTGATTGCTAATTGCTCTCTCATAATATTCTCCTCAGTTATTTAAATCTAACATATCGATGTCTACACGGTAGGTTGGATTAATGCTCCAACCAATTTCTGCACGGATCGTAATTCTTGGGCTATCTTCAGTCTGATCTTCCGTAGCAATAAAGGTGCATTTGTCATCACCCGGATCTTGCCACTCAGGTTTAATCTTTACGATGTCGCCTTTTTTAATCATTGTTATGCTCCGATAGCGTAGTAATAACCAACCGCGAAAATCCTTACTCTTTTCTTGCCACTCTTTAATTGATATACATCAAATTGAGGCACCGACCCCGTGAAGTGAACTACCGCCTCCGTGATCAAATTAATATCCTCTTGATCCTTGTAGTCGATAGAGCATTGAATAGGTAACTTCCAATGCTCCTTATTCTTTACGCGATCAAATGCTGAATGCAATTCTTCTTGCGAATACACACGGGTAGAGCGTGGTGTGACATCTTTAATGTGAACGAATGTGATTGTCATGACTATCTCCTTATCGTGCGGTTGTTTTGACAGAAAACACGGCAGATGTCTTGGTGTACTTTGCAACTACATCTGATGCAATACCAAGATCAGCAATGAGTTTTTTGTAGTCGGTTGTCTTGCGATCAGACTCAACAACTATTGCACGGAAGAGGTTGCCAATAAACTCTTTGGAACCGTTGGGGAGGGTGGCAACATCCTTGAGTTCATCTTTGATGCCATCTGCCTCTTTGGTAAGGCGATCAATCTCAGCAAGCAGAAGACCTAAGCGGTCGATGTTGGTGGTAACAATGTCATTGTTCATTTTGCTTTCCTTTTCTTTCCTAACCGGTCACGCTGACCGTAGTGATAATGTAAGGGATACTTAAATTATCTGTAAACACTTTTTTGCAATAACCCCTAGGTTTTAGTCGGGTATTACCTTTAGCCGGTCGTTCTCAAATAGCCACCCCACCGTTTTGCGGTGCGCCATTT